AGGGGGTTGCTGCCAAATGTCTTAGCTCGGTTTCTGCCAAGACATTTTGGGGCATATGCATATTCATTTCGTCGCCGTCAAACGGGCGATCCCAAAGGTTTCCCAGTGGGCCGGACTGTATCTTAAGCACGTTCAAGATGGCTAATCTATCATTACGCACCGACATCCGTTCAGTCTCTGAATGCTTTCCATATCCTGCCAAGCGGACGTAGGAAATAACACTGCGGATTATCCAATCCCTAACATTATTACCATTGGGTTCGGCTATTAACCGAGTTCCCTTTTCAAGTTTCCAAGAAAAGGTGGTAGTTAGGGCTCTAAGGAACTTCCCGCAACAAGATGTCTTGCCTCCTATTTTTAGAAGACTAGGGAGTTACACGCTTTTAACGCTCCCTGTTGCAAACATTGACGTCTATCTGCATTATATGGTTTTGTGTTACAAACGTTGAATCGAAATGTGTCGCCTTGTTTCATAATTTTCACGATATGACACATCATCGACATTCTGTGAAGACTCGGTTGTCTATTAAACAAAACCGCATCTCCATCCATCATATGTCGATGAATAATATCGCCATTTTCGAGAACAATCGAAGCACGATCAATATATCGAAGAGAAATCGATTCGCCATTTTTACGTTCCAATATTTTCGCACCAGGATGCACATCTGGACCATTTTCAATCAATTTCATCAAGAAATCACGATTTCGGTCATTGACCACCACTGGTTTGGTAATATTTTTCGCAATTTTCAAAGGCACACCCAATTGTTTCATTGACAAATTAGGATCACCTGTAATGACGGAACGCGCACTAAAATCAACACGCTTACCCATCAAATTACCACGAATACGACCATTTTTACTGTTCAAACGACTCATAATACATTGTAGAGGGCGACCAGAACGCTGTGCCATAGGCACGGCGCCTTTTGCCTTGTTATTCACAATCATCGCCACAAAATATTGTAGAATCGTCGTCAAACTGTCAATTGCGTGATAATTCGCATTTTCTTTGATTTTATTGAGAAGATCATTGTTTGTTTTTATAATATTACTATAGATATGTGTCAAATCGTCTTCACTGCGTTGTTGAGCATCGTGTTTTACCGAAGGACGAACTGCAGGAGGAGGAACCGGTAATACTTGACAAACCATCCAGTCGGGGCGAGACCATATCGGATTGAAACCCATAAAAGAGACATCTTCGTCTGAAATACGCTTGAAAATCTTCAAAATAATTTCTGGAGTAAGACGCATATTGATCTTTCGCTCGGCTTCGTTTTCGGTCTCGATATTTTCCCAGACGGCATAAATCGAAGAAAATCCTTCTAATTTGATTTTGTCCGGTTGTCTGCAACCACAACCGTCTGGGTTATCATTTCCACAACGTTTGATTTTGCTGGTAGCATTGATTACGTAATCCCAACGATCTTCTGCAGATAAATTCATAATATGTTTATGACGTTGTTTATCGACCAAAATTTTACTACATTTGAAACAAATACATTTACAAATTTTCATAATTTCTTTGATATGCTGAATGAAAAATACGGGGCGCGCCAATTCAATATGACCGAAATAACCTGGAGTATCAATATATGTCAAACCGTCGGTAGGACATATAAGACCCGGTTCCAAAACACCCATACGAGGATCAAATAATCCACCAATTACTGGTTTGTTATTAATATAAGTATCACGAGAAACCACTTCCACGACGGAATTTTTTCTGATTTCTTCGGGTGATAAAATACTAAATTGAATACCAATAATTTTGGATGGATTTTTGAATTCATTCATTTTACTTCTTTGTTTTGAAACGGACATGATTGAACTATAATATATATGATAGAATATTTATATAGTTTTTTGAATCAATTTTATCGTTTTGCATTTTTCATAAAATTGATTTGTCATTTATATTTTAGGAAAAATAGTATAAATATAACTTATTATTACTAGAAATGAAATTCGAACACTCTTCTTCTAAAAAATACAATCTTCGTGATAAGACTAAATTGAAGAAAGGTAAACAAGCACCTCCTTCAGATAGTGATGAAGAAGATTCTTTATATGAAACTTGTTCAGAAGATTCCGATTCATCTTATCAACCAAGATCAAGAAAACATCGAAAAAAACGTATTGAATCAGAAGATGAAGAAGATGATGACGATGAAGACGACGAAGACGATGATGAAGACGATGATGAAGATGACGATGATGACGATGAAGAAAAAGAAAAAGGATATTCGCGTAAAGATTTTAGAAATTTATTAGCAGATAGATTTCCTTCTAAATATATCAATAAAAAGATAGAGAAGGAAGAAAATTTGGAAAAAGAAAAAACAAACAAAACAAATAGACGAGAACAAAACACTAAGAAAGAAAAATCAGAAAAGGTCATTAAAAAGGAAAAAAAGAATAAAAAATCCAACAAAAAATCTAAAAGTCCAAAAAGAAATAACTCAAAAAATTATCAATCTGAAGAAGACGATGACGATGAAGATTATGATGACGAAGAAGACGATGAAGATGATAAAAAGAATAAATACAATATCATATTTACGATTGGAGAAAGAAATAGTTATAGTGATGAATATTATGATGACGAAGAAGAGTTTACAGAAGATGAAGATGATGAAGAGGAGGAAGAACCAAATAGCGAAGATGATGAAAAAATATTTATGAAAGAGTATTTTGAAAAGGAAGAGAGTGATAAGGAGGAAGAAAAGTCGAAAAAATCAAAAGAGAAATCCAAGAAGTCAGAAAAAGAGAAATCCAAAAAATCAGAAAAAAGTTCGAAAAAATCAGAAAACCATAAAAAGACGAAAAAATCAAAACATCAGGAAAGTGATCAAGAAGATGATGATTCAGAACAAACAAGGTCGACAAAAAAACCAGAAAAAGATGAAGATATTGAAAATGAATATTTGGAATTATTGGATCTCAAGAAACATCTAAAGGAGCGTTTGGTAAAAAAGCCAAAAAGTAAGATTTTACTAAATGCAATGGATGAATGTAAAGAAACGATCAAAGATCTTATTTATGATGCTCGCCATAAAAATACAAAGGAATATTATAAATTGATCAATAAAGACAAAAAACGAACAAATGAAGTAGATTATTTCAAAAAGAAAATGTCAAACAAAGAGCAACTCAAAGTAATGAAGGATTTGAAAGAAATAAATGACCATATTTATATTGAAAAACCGTATCGACTAGCTCTTTTGGAATCAAAGATGCCATCAAAATTCAAGGCCATTGCTTTACAAAAATTGAATGTGTTGCGTTCTATGGAGCCGGGAGATCCAGAATATTATAAAATAAAGAATTGGGTAGATACATTTATGAAAATCCCCTTTTGTCAATACAAAAATTTTTCGATTACAATGAATGATGGTCTAGAAATATGTCATAATTTTATGAGCGATTCCAAGAAAATATTGGATGATTGCGTATTTGGCCTAAATGATGCAAAACTACAGATTATGCAAATGGTTGGTCAATGGGTAGCCAATCCATCCGCAATGGGAACCGCCATTGCTATTCACGGACCACCTGGAACAGGAAAAACATCGATTGTAAAAGAAGGTATTAGTAAGATTTTGGGAAGAGATTTTACTTTTATTGCCCTTGGTGGTGCGGGCGACAGCAGTTTCTTGGAAGGTCATTCATATACTTATGAAGGAAGTTCGTGGGGGAAAATTGTGCAAATTTTGATTGAAAGTAAATCGATGAATCCAGTGATTTATTTTGACGAATTGGATAAAGTCAGTGATACGGCGAGAGGACAAGAAATCATTGGTGTATTGACACATTTAACAGATACTTCACAAAATAGCGAATTTCACGATAAATATTTTTCGGAAGTCGATTTCGATTTGAGTAAATGTCTTTTCATATTCAGTTATAATGATGAATCAAAAGTCAATCCAATTTTGAAGGATCGTATGTATCGTATTCAGACGAAGGGATATGATACGAAAGAAAAAATGGTCATTGCAAAGAATTATATTTTATCTAAAATTCGGGAACAAGTGAATTTTAGAGAAGAAGATATTATTATACCGGATGATACATTACAATATATTATTACCAATCAGGCATTTACGAAAGGCGAAGAAGGTGTGAGAAATCTGAAACGATGTTTGGAAATTATATACACTAAATTGAATCTTTTTAGATTAATGAAACCAGAAGAGAATTTCTTTTCAAAAGATATGAATATTAAAGTAGAATTTCCATTTACGGTAACAAGACAACACGCAGATGTTCTTATCAAAAGTGATATTACACAAAATCAGAGTTTGTTAGCAATGTATGTTTGAACGGTGTAAATAAAAACTAGAATAATAAATAAAAATTAAAATGATATAGACCTATATTTATAATAAAATATAAATATGGAACACGAAAATACATATGACATTGATTATGACATTAATTTAATGATAAAAATTAATAAAATTTTACATAGTTTACCTTTTTTACTGGAAAAATCAAAAGAAAAAAAAGAGAAATGTGAAAAAATGAAATCTCTGGTGAATGAGTATTTGAAAGAATACTGCAAACATAGTATTATTGATGATTTTATTGATATAGATCCAGATAGGAGTAAATATATCCGATATTGTGAAAAATGCGAATTAACATTTCAAGTGAAAAAAATCAATAATTAAATTAGGTTCTCATACCAATTGCACGTGAATTTTTTACAGTGCCAACTCCACCGCCGGATTGGTTATGGATTTTATAGGCAACTAGAGAATTATCGGAAAAAAGACTTTGTAGGCGAAACTGAGGTTTGATTGGTGGTAAAACGGTAGATGTAATATTGGGAACAGGATTGGTAAAAAAGATATAGCCTGGCATATTATATATATTTATCAATAGATATAATATTTTTTGAAAATTTAAATACGTATTGTTTCGTTAAACAAATAATTAACATCACGATCGTGTGTAATAATAATGATACATTTTTTATATTTTTTGAAATCCTTGATGACACCGAGTAATTCTTTTTTCAATTCAATATCGATAGAATTAGTAGGTTCGTCTAAAATCAAAATGGGACTAGGATTGACTAAACCGCTGATAATATTGACAATCTGGCGTTGTCCTCCAGATAAATTTTCACCAAGAGAACCTGCTTTTTTATTATGAATATCAATATTTCGGTAAAGTTCTTTTATTTTTTTGTATTTCATAATTTCTTCGAGATGTATATTACATTGATTGATATCGCCGCAACCATATAACATATTTTCAACGATCTTAATATCAAATAATTTTGTGTTTTGACTGACATATGTTATATTTTTACGAATATATTCAGTATCCATATCTTTGATATTTTTACCATCAATATAAATATTACCAGTTGTAGGTTTGTAGATTTTTAAAATAAGTTTGGCAAAAGTGGATTTTCCATTTCCCGATAAACCATTGATACCTATTATTTTATTATCCACATTTAAATCCATATTTACACCATCTAAAATGATTTTATCTGTAGTTTTGTATTTGAATGCGACATTTTCAAAACGAATGGTATTAAAATCTGCAATCTCCAGATTTTCCTTTTTTTCTAGATCCATTTTCATATATTGTTCTCCCAATTCCCTAAATGGTTCTAATACACTGTCTATACGTCCAATAAATTCCACAAAGTCGGGCATTTGATTTAAAACCAATCTCATTTTATCGCGATATAATAGCAAAATAGTAAAGAAGGTTATGAAAATAGTGGTGGATATTTTTTTATTAGTCACTAAATAGATGAGATATCCGATAGAGAAAAACAATAATATAAATACCAGGATCAATGAATAAAATACGTTATCATTAGTACAATTATAAAAAATGTTAGCATATTTGATTGCATCATTTGATTTTTCACTGAATATATCTATTTCATTGAATACTTGTCCCTTATAAATAATTTTATCAATATTATTTAAAATATCTAATAAATAGTCTTCTTGTATTTTTACTTTTTCTTCATAGTCATTGTTTTTTGAGTAAATATATTTCCAATTTAAGAAAAAAGAAGATAAAATGAGAATATTAGAAATAAGAAATATAATTCCAAAAACCAAATTTTCATATAAAAAGAAACCGGAAATAACAAGTATAAAAATGATATTGGGTAAAACAATCGCAATCAAATCAGTAAAAAATCCAAAAGAAATGGTTGCCAAACGAGTGATTGGAGAAATCAAAGAAGGAAAGTTTGTATCATTAAAGTCTTCATTGTTTACTACAAGGAGAACCTTTACCAATTGATATTTCAACCATTGTCTTAATTTTGTTAATAATATGTTTTGAAAATATCGAATATTATAACTCAATAAAATAAATATAATAGAAAGAATGATAAAAATATTGAAAAAGGAATAAATGATTTTTATATTATTTTTTTCGACATTTTGAATTATATTCGCAGTAATATAGGAAATAGCATTGGTTTGTAATAAATTAATTATTATACTTAACCCTATCATTGCTCCTGTATTGAACATTTCATCGTAGAAAAATTGTTGAAATAAATAAGTAACAATATTCATCAAGACTTATTATATTATAATATTGCCATTATAATATAATCTAAATATCTGACTTTTCTTTCGTTTTTATTTTTTGGTTCTAGTTTTGGTTTTTCAGTTTTTATTCTCAATTGCCAATTTGAGAATCGATGGTGGTTGAATTGCCTCCTCTTGTAGTAAGAAGTTGAAATTGGGTTGGGTTCAAGCAAATATTGCCATTACCTTTGGTCAATCCAGAACCAGGACATGTTGGGCTTGATTCAGCTGCAAATAAAGGGTCAATAATTGCATCAGCAACATATGGTTTACAGAATAATCCATCAAAACCCATTACTCTTTTGCATTCAACATTGGAATGGGTTCTCATCATATCAATATATGTATCAATCGCCGAATTATCTTTTGTGGTAGAATATTTCAATGGGGAAACATTGGTTCGTTGTCCATAAGTAAATCCTTCTTTATAAGGAAATTCGTATCTTTTGAAATTATCAAATGAAAATGGAACGAATGGTTTTGCACAAGAGCACAATAACATTAAAATGGCAATAACCAATATGATGAAAACGATAAAAATATTATTATTCTTCATAGTTCTTATACATATTTGTAAGATAAAAATTCCTAAACTGGTGTTTTCGAAGAATGGTATATTTTAGATATAGGAGATAAAATGACAAAAATAGAGGATTCAAAATAAAGATAAATATTGGCAATTAAATCTATCATTGTTTGTTCAAATTCCTTTCTTTTTGAATCAATAAAATTTGTAATATTATCTAGAATACGAATATTATCAAAATATCCTAAATAATTCGAATAAATGGTTGGTTCTCGATTTCCCTGTTTTTCTATTTTTGATTCTGGTTCTGGTTCTAATTCCGATTCTGTATTTTCCATAATATCTTTTATTTTTTCTACATTCGTTTTTGGGAAAAAAGATGTCTTCTTCAATAAAAAATACAGTATTACAGAAAACGTAATAAATATGGTTAAAAATATTAGCGAAGATATCATTTTATATATTTCTATACAATTATTTTCTATATAAACCTATATTTTGTAGGAATTGTGCAAGAGAACTATTTTCTGCGACTTTTGTTGTTTGGATCATTGTTCCATTTTTAATATGTTGTTTGATAAAAAATGTGTAAATATTCTCCTTTGTTTTTGTATAGTATTTTTCTAGGTTCTCTCTGTAAAAATAAATAATTGCTAAAAACAAACCAATAATGAAAATGAAAAAAGAATCATATGACGTATTGTTCATTTGATTTTCAATACTTGGAACAATAGTATCGGATTCCATTATATATTTAATCAGTAAATTATATACTGATTAAATAACGATATAAATAAAACCGGATAAATATTAAATATATTTTTCAAGAAAAATGGATAACCAAGAAAGATTGAATTTGAAACGAATGATTGATGAATCCAACTGTGGAGATAATACGGATAATATTCGTAAATTGAAACATAGTGTGAAAATACGTGATGATTTAAGAGTGATCGATCGTTTGAAAAAGACGCATTCTGATACACGTAAAACCGATTTAGAAGGGTTTATTCAGATTTGTCAAGGAGAATGTCGATTTTTGTTTGATAATTATATGGATATTTTTAATAAAGTAGTTCGCGACGAATTGGATTTGGTGATTATGACTAAACTATTACACGTTCTCAAACAAATTGAAGATGGTGATGTGGATCAACACGAGGGGTCTGTTATATTTGGTAAAATTTTGAAAGAATTATATGTTGATAGTGCTATCAAACGCGGGGAGAACCTGGATAAACAATATGAGGCTGAGAAGGAGCCTCAAATCGAAGGAAAAAACATTAGTTGGAAAGAATATAAAAAAATATTGTCATAGATTGTATCTACCAAAAGATGACTGATTTCTATGTTAGCGATTTTTATGTCAAGTTTTTTGCTGGACAAAATGAGGAAAGTTCGAATTTTGCCTTATTGAAGATGAGTGTCCCTAAAGATGATGAAAAATTGAGAGAATTATATAAACAACATATTGAGAAACATAACAAAAGTATGAATATGGAGATTTTTCCGAATTCAGGGTTTGATTTGTTTGTCCCAGAAAATACGATTCTTGATAAACCGTTTGCTACTAAAATGATTGATCATAAAATAAAATGTGAGATGTTGTATTGTGATGTAGACCATTTGAATAAAGTGGATAATTGCGGATATTTTATGTTTCCACGTTCCAGTCTTTCCAAGACCCCGCTAATGTTGGCGAATCATACAGGTATTATTGATGCGGGTTATCGAGGAAATTTGATGGGGGCATTTCGCAGTTTTCAAGCGGATTATTTGGTAGAAAAAGAGACGAGACTACTGCAAATTTGCCATCCTTCTTTATGTAAGATATATGTAGTTATGGTAGAGGAAGAGGAATTATCTACGACGACGAGAGGAGACGGAGGATTTGGTTCGACTGGATTGAAAGGAGTTGCGAAATAAATATTTTGTTTGATTTATTTTTAATTGTATATATTAGTATTTATCAAAAATCGATATAAAGAATTTGTAATATAAGTCTTTGTGTAGGAGAATAGTAGTTCTTCTACACAGAAGGCTCTGATAGCTCAGTTGGTTAGAGCGATAGACTGTTAATCTATAGGTCGACGGTTCAACTCCGTCTTGGAGCGAAAAAAAATGATATATTCAAAGTATATCATTTTTTGAAATGAAATTAACTAACGAATAATTAAAATATATAAATTAATATAAAAAGAAAATTTTATATTATTCTGTTATTATGACAATATTCCAATTAAAAACTCAAAAAAGTTTGAAAAGGCACTTTCGTGAAATAATTGATAAAATTGGACATTGTGAAAGTGTAAAAACAGAATACCCGCAAGAATTTTCAGATTTTTGTGAAGTATTTGAACGACATTCAGATTATCCTGATAAATTTATTGGATTTTGTGATATTAAAATCAATTATAATCCTGGATTTAAAAATCAATTAGTTGTTTATATTATAAAGAATAATGGAGACATAGATGATGTATCAGTAATGAATAATTGTATAACAGGAAAGCCAAAAAATAACTTAAAAATAGCTATGCGAGTTTCTATTCAACCACAAATAGATGAATATAAGAATAATAATTACATAAAGGTTTGTGAATTGTGTGGAGAACACGATAAAATAGAAATAGACCATCATAGTGAAAAAACGCCCTTTGCTAAATTATATATTGATTTTATGGAGAATATTACATTACCTATTCCTACAAGTTTTGATGACACAAAAAGTCATATGAAATGTTTCAAAGAAATAGATTATATTTTTGAAGAAAGATGGATACAGTATCATAAAGAAAATGCTGTTTTAAGAATGTTATGTAGAGCTTGTAATTGTTCTCAACCAAAATATAAAAAATAATTTTTACAATAATGTGCAAATAATATTTCTGTATAAAAATCAAAAAGAAACTCATATAAACACAATTTATCATAAATACAAAAATCTGATAATTGATGAAAGTATTATCCTCTTTTCTTCTTACAATGATTCCTAAAAATAGACGACAATTAATGATGTTAGCTACAACAGATAAATTCATAGAAAATTATGAATTCCCTGAATGTAAATCGTGTAAATATTTTGAACCAAGAACCACGGATTCAGAATTTGCAGGTCAATTCAGTAGATGTACAAAATTCGGAAAAAAAGATAAAATCACTGGCGAAATAGATTATAATTATGCAGATTTGAATCGCAATGACGAAAACAAATGTGGAATAAAAGGCCGGTATTATGAAAGAGAACACCATTTAGAGTGGAAGATTTTGAAGCATAGAATGACAAATAGTAATATGCGTTTTTATTATTTTGTAGGATTTGTTATTTCTTTACAAATTGTATATTATTTTATAAAATAAAATAAATAAAAAAGCGGGAGTTTCGTTTTCACCGTTTTGGATATTTTTTTATCAAAGAAAACAAATAAAAAAGTGGGGTTTTGTTCTCCCCCTTTTGGATACTTTTTATTGTTGTCTGATAAATTTCAACAATATTGGTTCCATTCAAAAACAAAT